GCAATAGCCCTTGAACTTCCAAACGTATGAACGCCCATAGGTGGACACCACACCATCTTTGAATCCCAAGAACTCAAGGCATCACCACTCCAAAGTACATCAACGTGGTAGGTGGTTGATAAAACGGGTGCAGTTGTTTCGTTGCCTTCCTCGTCGTATTCGCCTTCGGTTAAAACTATATTACCCAATCGCACGATGCTATGAGGATGGCTTGGGTTACCATCTTCGTCAACTCCTAAATTCTCGATGTAGGTGTTGGCTTCTGTTTCGTTTGTAAATTCGTATTTTCTGAACATATTAGATTGTTGTTAGGTCGGCTAATTCGTCGTTGGTTAGTTTATTTGGAAATAGCAGTATTTGATGAATAATAAGTCCTGCGCTGTTTGAGGTGCTATTAGCAAAGCCGTTTATGTTACCGCCTCCCACAGGCGTACCACTTGATAAAGACTTGGCTACACCATTGGCATATACATCTACATCCGAGCCACTATAAGACACCCCTATTTTGTTTCTTGTTTGCTTGACAGCAATACCTGTCCATTGTGCCGAAGTGCTGTTAGAATCTCTCTCAAGTATATCTATGGTTGTTCCTGTGTTTGCTCTAAACAAATATCCATCTGCAATAGACTTAGCCTCGCCAAACATATGGAAGTCGTTAGAGCCTGTACTTGTTCCGATAGTTTCGCAGTCCAAGATTATCGTACCAACATTCGCACCTAATACACCTTGCGATTGATAATCGTAAGGAGATGTTTCTAAGGCATCAGCCGACCTCGTTACACTTGAACCATAGGTAGGTATGTAGGATGTGCTATAACTTCCTTCTTCAATTTGAAGTCCATATAAAAACACTCCGCTTGTGCCATCTCCATTAGAATTTACACCACTTGAATTATCAGTTATTCCAATACGAGGTGCTGCACTTCCCGCACCACTGGCAGTCGCTTTCCAAGTTATTTTATACCATCCTTGACCAAATGATTCTATTGTACTATGTCCACTACCTTGAGTGATTGTGCCATTTTCTAAATCCCAAATTGCATTTTGACCACTCGATAATGTGCCATCGCCATATATGAAAACATAATCCCATTCAGCCTTTTTTACAAAGGCACTTATGATATAATCTGTTGCACTTGATGTTGTAATTGATGGTTGTATTCTTTTAATATTTGTACCGCTTGAACTAACTAATTTAGAGGCATTCTGCAAACCTTCAGGGCTTGTAGTAGCATTTGTTGAGATTGTTAAATTGGCTTGAGTATACCCGTCATAGTATTCGCTATTTGTATATAAGTTACTTCTCTGAGGCTCTAACAACAACGCTGGACAACTCGCCCCACCCGAATAGTCAAGTCTTGGCATATCCTCTAATATACCCGCTTGTTCTGTTGTGGTGGTTGTAGGAATGTAACTCTGAGCGACTAAGCCTTGATTTAGCATAGAGTCTTGAATGTAAATAAACTCACCCACCGCATCGGCCAAAAAATCACCATCGGCAGGGGCTGGGGCTATGTCTACCGCACCCGTTGTATCAACTACACCCCATATACTACAACGATACCATCCGTTACCTACATCTTCAATGCTTCCATTAATACCGCTATTTTCAGTTGCTACTGTTCCATTCTCTAAATCAAACCAAGCACGACCACCGCCAGTAATTGCATACGTTCTAACAATGCCATAATTGACATTGCCTTTTTTCATATATACAGATAAAGTGATTACCTCACCCGTAGTAAATGTTACACTTTGTCTGATTCTTGTTTCCGAACCTATTGTAGTAGATGCAACTTTCCACGCATCATTTGAGCCGTCATATCCTTCAAAGCCACTTGTCACAGTTGCGGCGGCTGGACCATAAGGGAAAGTGTTAAAATTATTCGATTGTTTTAATCTATTCTCTCTCCCCTTCTCAATTAACCCCTCACTATTAACACGGGTTGCCGCTAAGTTAGAACCACGACTAAAGGTAAAATCTCCGTCACCGTTAGTTGGCTTGGCTGAATATAACGTGCCATCTTTGTAGCCCGAAGGTATTTGTATTAATGATGCTTTATTTAATAAACTCATTTTGTTAATTCTTCTAATTGGTCATTGGTTAAACGGGTAGGGAATAGGATTGCTTGGTTTAAGGGTTGATTCAAATTTGCTCCTCCTGCGTCATCAGTTCTAATAGTATTGCACTCAGGTACTGTGCCGCTTGTATCTGTGCCAATCTGTGTACCATTCATATATAAAACAAAATCATTTGTGGCATAGGCAATCGCACACTTGTATTTTGTACCCTCAGTTTGTGCAGTGCTAAAATATACTTGTTGAGCATAACCATTTCTGACTTGACAAATTAACCCACTTTCATTTGTCCCGATATATATTCGTGTACCAACATTATTTGCACTTATTGAAAAAGTACCGACACTATTATTTTCACGAGTAAACTCAATAAATATTGTGCCTTCTGTCTGACCGATTAAATTTGATGCATTTGATTTGATGGCAAAATCAGCCACACGGGTCGAAGATACCGAATATGTGGGGATGTAACTTGAAGCGTAGGTTACAGAAGATTCAAGCATTGCTCCATATATCAAAATATCAGCAGTTTCATCATTACCTGCAATAGAATCAAAAAGTAAAATTTGAAAACGACTGACTGATGTAGATGTCGCAGTCAAATCAAAACGTTGCCATTCGGTGGTAACTTCGCAATTGATACCAGTACCATCATAACGCAAACCAACATTTTGAGTTTCACTTGTGTTTGATTTCATATAAACAGAAATGGTTGCTTGACCTAAAGAACCAGCATCTCCGTAAATCCTTGAATATGTAACACCAGTTTTGTTTAATTGTAATCGTGTAGCATTTTGAACACCTTCGGGGCTTATTGCATAATTGGTGGTAATACTTTGAGTTCCACCATCTAACAACCAACTACTTGCACCAAAGTATTCGCTATATGGCAATTCGTTAGTCCTCTGACTTTCAAGCAAAAGACTTGGGCATCCTCCACCGCTATAATCGACACGAGGTACATCATCGGTGATACCTTCATAGACTGCCGACGTTGTTGTAGTGATTACGTCCGTACTAACTAAGCCTTGATTTAGCATAGCGTCTTGGATGTAGATGTTTGATGAAGTTGTGGTCACTGTACTTCCGTTAGAATCGGCAACTCTTAGTCTTACTTGACCACTTAAAGTTTGGTTTCCAATCAAACTACACCTATACCAACCATTGCCTACACTTTCAATGTTTGCATCAATCGCAGATGTAGTTCCTACAACACCACTTGACAAATCAAACCACGCATAAAATACACCACCCGAACGAGTAACCTCTAAAAGTAGAAAATTTGAAGTACCTGCTTTAGCATAAGCACTCAAAGTTAAAATAGTTGCGTTTGATTTAATCCAAGTAGTATCAAAAGTATTCGATTGCAACAATAAGTTACCCCTCTCCTTTTCAATCAACCCTTCGGAGTTTACCCTTGTTGCCGCACTTCCACGAGTAAACGTCATATCGCCCTCTCCCGTGTCGGGAATAGCACTATACACCTTACCCTCCTTCGTTGCCGTTGGTGCTAAAACTAACGACGCTAAATCGATTAAACTCATCCTTTCAAATCTCGTATTACTTGGTTGAAACAATCCGCCCCCTCAACTACTCCAGCATCACCCGTAACCCTTGCTTGGAACGTCTGCCAATAGTCGAAGTAAGGCATTCTAAAGTTAGCCATCGTGCAACTCAACGCCTCTACCGTACCCCCATCAGTTTCTACTCGACTTATAAGGTCATTAAGAACTTTAAAAGGATAGCCCTTGTATCGGGTTGATTTGACAAAAACGCCTATCATCGGTTATACGCTACGATGGAACCGCTTGTAAGTGTAATGCTTGAAATGTAGTTTCCGCTTTCAACAGAGATGTAGATGCCGCTTCTCAAAGTTACTCCGCTCAATCCTAAAGTTGAAAGAAGGCTTGAGCCGTCTTCGTCAAGGATAGCCGATACAACTGCATCATCGTTGACGATAAAGCCTCGGAAAACGCCTGTATTGGCACTCGTGTTTGAAATAACTTTACAGCCTGTGTATCCTGCTGAAAAGGATGTTGATGTACTACTCATAAATCTTTTCGTTTAATGTGGGTGTATATACTGTTTGTGTTGTTGCTGAATCAATAACCTTGAGAATGCCCTGCTCAACCAACTCATCCGCATTGTCTGGGTCGGTGTTGGTAGGTGATGTCTGTGCAAATACTCTGTACATAAATTCTCCAGAGTCTACGTCAAAGGTAGTTCCTTCTGTGACTGAGAACTTATTGTATCGCTCAGTATATGCTGACACATCTGAGGCTATGAAATTCGTTGTATTGTTTGTCTGGCGTTGTGTGATGCTAAACAAATAGGTAGGGTCAGAGATAGTCGTTTTCTCTGTCAATGTTAAATACCAGAATTTTGTTTCCGCCTTTGTTATACTAAGCATCTATATGTATATAGCAAAATCAAAAAATTGGCAAAACAAAAAGGGCGACCCGAAAGCCGCCCCCCAATTCAAAACTATGAAACGCTTATATTCCTAATTCAGTGATAACACCTGACCCTACCAATACTGGTGAGTCGGCTTCGATTGCAGAGAGTGTCACGTTGTATCCAACATTGTCACCCATTGCAGTTCCTGTCTCTGATGTCATAGCAGTCACGTCACATCCGTACTCATTACCAACAAGCCAGTAGTTGTCAGTATTGTCTTTCACGATGCAGTACACACGACCAGCGGCAAGTAGTGCCAACTCGTTGCGCTTAGCCTTTGACAACTTTCTTAAACGGAAGACAACGTCTGCCTGATTGAAAGTAGTTCCATTCTCTTGTGATACGTTAGTAGTCACAGTCAATGAACCTGTTGCCTTTGGCAATTCATATGTGAAAGTGCTGCCAGATGTGGCAGTAGTAGCAGTCGCCTCACCACTTGCGATAGTGAACAACCCGTCAGCCCAGTCGATAAGATGGATAGATTTTATCCCTCCTACGCTGTCCTTGCAGTCTAAAGTGAACCCTGTAGTTAATGCACAACTCATGTCGTTTGCTTTTTAAGGGTTAGACTTATGCAAGGGTAAACTCAACTAACTGCTCAGGGAATGCTATTTGAACACCGTACTTCATTGTAGCACGGAAACGAACTTCATCATTGTCCTGAGAATACCAGAATCTGTATTCCTCCTCTTCGTTTGCAAGGTCAGTACCTACAAAGAAGTTAGACAAGCGACCTGCAAACATTCTGTCAGTTCCGTCAAGACCACCGACAGCAATCATTTTCAAGTTAGTCGCTGGAATCATCATCTCCATTCCTTCGCTGTCAGCAGCGTAGTGGAACAAGTTAGATGCACGAAGAGCAGTGCTGTACTTCTTGAAAGTGTCGATACCTACGAACACAACCAAGTCATCAGCGTCAGCGATGTCAGCAGGAAGTGCATTGTACATATCATCAACCAAAGCCTCTACATTAGATGTAGTGATTGCAGTTGCAGATGTAGTGTTTCCGTCAACAGTTGAAGCAGAAGCAGCGTCAATGATTTTGTTGAATCCGTCAAAACGGTTAGTGTTTGGGTTGGTGTTAGACGTTGCAGTGTCACCTTGCCACATTGCTACCTCTAATAACTTAGCGATGCGAGTTGCTTTGTCGTTTCCGATTTGCTCCTCAAAAGGAACAGCCTCAGGAGAACCAGCAGCAATCTGAGTCTGCATCCACTTAGCCTCTAAAGTCTTAGGACACAAAGTCTCTTCAACTTTAATCTTACCAACAGTGATGTTGCGCTGAGTGAAGGTAGTGTTTCCAGATGCAGTGTAGCCGCAGCCGTCTGCTTGGAAATATACATCTCCAGTTAAAATGTTAAGTGCTTCAGCAGATTTTACACCTACCTGCACCTGTCCAGCCGCTTGTAATACAGCAGCAGTCTTTGAGCCGAAAAGACTCTTCAACACTAAGTCAGTGCTTTGCTGATTAGTGTAGTCGGTTAATCCAGTTACGTTGAATGCCATGATTTTATTTGTTTTTTAGTTGTTTTGCGATGTTTGCGATGTTAGCGAAACGCTCCTCTTTCTTGGACAATTTCGCTGGTTCTTTTGTTGGCTCTTCAGATGGAAGGTCTGCAACCTTTTCTACCAAGTCAACAGTTTTACCAAAGGCTTCTTTCATAGTTGAAAATGCCTCTTCGTTGTTAGTTAGTTTCTCCTCTAAAGAATTAAGTTTTTCAACTGCCTCCTCAAAGCGAGATACTAAAGAATTGAAAGCCTCAAGA